TAAGTTTTCACCAAGCACAAGAGTTAGGTCTCTACGGTCAAAGTCAATAGCCTGGGTTTGGTTACCCACGCTCATGAAGTTCTTTACTGTAAGGGTATTAATTTTAAACATATTATATTATACTATAGATTTTGATAGATATCCAACATAAGAGTTTTGTCATACTGTGGACTATCCAACTGTGTGAGGTGTGACGTTACAATGCTGTCCACACTTTCAAAGTTGACTTCGCCTTCAAACTCTTGTGCGTGATCCTCTTCGCCAACTCTAGGTATAAGAGCAAGTTCACGTAAACTAAACTCTGGGATAAACTGCTCCTTGATAAAGTTTGCTTCTTCGTAGCTGATGTCAATGTCCAGTTCAACACGACAATACATATTGGGTTTTAGGAGTTTGTCTGTGTTTTCTAAAATATCACTTAGCATGTAACGTCTGTACTTGGGAGCATCAGGCCAGGCAATATATTCCGGATCTTTGCCCCATTCTAAAATCATTACGCCACGCTCGTCGTCGCCTACATCAGCATAGTTATGAGGAAACGCATTACCAATGTATGTGATGTTTTTGTGCGTCTGTCGCTTGTGGAAGTGACCAGTAAACACGGTTTCACTACGCAGGTCTTCACGCTTGAGTTCACCCACGTCAGGCATACGCACCATTGCGTTCATGTAGAAGTTAGGCAGTTCCAAATGACCAAACATATACTTGGCTTCAATCTTAGGAACTCGAGCAAACTCTTTACCCACTAGCCAGGGCATAACACAGACATCGCCTTCTTCTGTGATGTCATCAAACAGTCGAACATTGTCCCACTTCTTAGCCCACACTACACTGTTCATTTCTCGTGTATCACGATAGTGCTCATCATGATTGCCAGGAAGGAATACCACCTGTGCAAAACTATCACTTAGCTTATCAAATGCACGAACACTGTAGTTTAGTGTGCTGATGTTTAGACTGGCACGATTGTGGTGCCAGTCGCCCAAGAACACACAGGTTTCGCAGTTGTTAGCCTTGCCCTGTTCAATAACAAAGTCAATAAAATCCAAACAGTCCTGATTGTGCGTCTTACTGTTGGACTTTAGACCAAAGTGAATGTCTGTGAAGAAAATCGCTTTTTTAAATAGATTCATGATTAAGAAGTTTTACGATCTGCGTTGGAAAACTGTCTTGTATAACTTGGATTTAGACCATTCTGTTCTAGAATGTCGTCTCGAATATTCTGGCCACGCTTCTCTAAATTTAGAACTCTAGTAAAACTATTAGTGATAATGGCAGTGTAATATGCAAATGGATTTTGACTTTTGCTTTCATCAAACTTTAGACCAATTTGACTTAATTGTAGCAGCGCAGAACTTTGCATTTCATCGTTGTAGGTATAACCTCGCCAATTACTTCTAGTGCCGTATCTTTCAACTAGTTTCATGAACATACGTGCTAGAGTATTTGTCATTTTTCCATGATCACAACTAAAATAACCATTCTCCATGCCACCAACCCAATGACTTTTTCCTACACAAACTAACTCATCATTATCATTAAACTTGTAATGCTGGAATGGTGGGAAGTTGCACACTACATGATGATCACTAGTAGTTTTTGGATTTTTCTTTCTTCCGGGTTCCAATGGTATATGATCATATGTCATAATCCGAAATACGACGTCAAGCTTGTTAATTTTTTTCCAATCTAGTGTAAACTCAGCTAATTTACACTTTGGATTAACTTCTGATTCAGCTTCATAGGCGGCTCGTGCTAGTCGATCGGCCCTGTTGCGCTTAGCCTGTGCAACAGTTCTAATATTAACTTTGCTAATGTTGGGCAGTACTAAATCATAATGGTTATCATCTTCATTAACAAAGCTGCAATAACTATTTTTGCTTTTATGTATTTCTTTTAGGATGTCTCTATTGTTTAGGTATTTTCTAGCTTTCATGAAATTTCCTTAAATATACCCATATTATACATGCTATAAATATAGAAAGCAATAAAAAGGTGACTTGTTTATGGTTGATATTCCTAAATTTCCCAATATCGGCAGTGGTATAATTGGAAATGTTTTTAATAAGGTGGCCGGCCCTATACTTAACAACTCAGACGCACGTCTTAAGAATGCTGGGTTAAATCCAGGCGCCCAAAATGTAACACCAAATGCAAGTATTGGTCAGGCTAGGTTTAAAGATCAGGATCTAAGAGCTAGATTAAGCCTAAGTCCAGGCCAAGCTAACATGTTTTACAAAGACAGCAGCAATCAACTTCTTGCTCCACTACGAGCCACAGATGGTGTTGTTTGGCCATATACCCCTACAATAAACGTTACCTATGCAGCAAACTATACTGGTACTAATCTAGCACACACCAACTATACTCAGCAGAATTACAGTCACAGCAGCATTGATAGTATCAGTTTAGTTGGACAGTTTACGAGCAATACTCCTAGTGAAGCAGCATATGTACTAGCAGTTATTAACTTCCTAAGAGCAAGTACTAAAATGTTTTACGGCCAAGATAACTTGAGAGGAACGCCGCCGCCTGTGTTAAGATTTAGTGCATATGGTGCTTATATGTTTAACAGCGTGCCAGTGGTTGTAGCAAGTTACAACTCAGATCTAACTGACGCTTACGATTACATGGAGGCTAGCGTGCTTAACTTTGATGAACAGGGAGACTTTTTAGCTGACACATCCATGGTTCCAACATTGTTAAATGTTAACGTGAGTCTAATACCAGTTGTTACTCGTACACAAACAACTCAATTTAGTTTGGAAGCGTATGCACGTGGTGATCTAATTGGAAGCAAGTATGGAGCAGGAGGTATGCCATAATGGCCGATGTAACTTATAGCCCAGATAGTCTGTATGCTAACACACAGTTCGCAGGAAATTATTTGGATATATTAACATATAGAAATATACCAGCAAAGAAGGATGACGTATTGTTCACGTTGACAAATATCTATGAGTACAGGCCAGACCTACTAGCACATGACTTATATAAAAATTCCAATTTATGGTGGGTGTTTGCAGTAAGAAACCCCAACCAGTTTAAGGATCCTATATTTGACTTTGTAACTGGAATACAGTTTTATTTGCCCAAACAAACAACCATACAATCAGTACTAGGACTATAACATGAGTGTGGGTCCACTAAGTAATAAAGAATTTGCCAGCTATCAAGAGACAATTAAACGGCGCGAAAGCAGTAGCAATTATCGCGCTGTTAATAGTTTAGGCTATAGTGGCGCTTATCAGATGGGAGCGGCAGCTCTAGTAGATACTGGATTGGTCGACACTAATGCCTACTTACAGGCTCAACGTTCTGGCAGATTTAATCAGAAAGAATTTCTAGAAAATCCTCGTAACTGGACTATTCCAGGCGGACAACAAGCATTTTTAAACGATCCTAACTTGCAGGACGCTACATTTCAAAACTATACACAGGCTAACTATAGTACTTTAAAAAGAATTGGTGTATTAAACGGAAACGAGGATCCTGCACGAGTAGGCGGATTACTAGCTACTAGTCATTTGTTAGGACCTGGACAGGCAAAAAAATTAGCCAACGGTCAGGTCACAACAACTGATGCTAATGGAACAACTGCATTTGAATATTACAACCTTGGTTCGGATAGTATTAAAGATCCAGTACGAGTTCCAGATGCCGGTGCTGGTGTAGTTTCCAAAGATACAAAACCTAACGACCCCGACAGATTAAATGCTACTACAAATAAAAATGCGCTATCAGCTGAAGATGCTAATCGAGTAAAACAGGATGCGACCGCCAGAGCAAATCAGAATGCCGCAGAACAAGGTAAGCAAGCTAACGGGAACGCAAGTAATGAACAGATTAAACAACGTAGTCCAAGTGAGTATCTAGATGACCCTGGTTCCGGCGCGCCTGTAACAAAAACTTCGTCATCAAAAACTGCTACTAGTGATGCATTGCCTCCTACTATTGAAATTAATCCACAACCAAATATTCTTAATAACTTTGCTAGTTACACATACAATATTTCTCTGTATATGATGTCACCTAAAAACTATGTAAAATTAATGCAAAAGCCCAGAAGCGTTGCAGAATTTCCTAAAATTCTCATTGCCAGAAGCGGCGGTGTTGGCAGTGATGCTGGACCAGAATTTAAGGAAGAATTTTATATTGATGATTTAGAACTTAAGAATATAGGATCCAGTCCAAATACAGGTACTGGCAACACTAATGCTATTGACATTTCATTTACAGTTACAGAACCTCGCGGTGTTACTTTTATTGAACGTTTACGTGAGACAGCTAAAACTGCGCTCCAAAATGAAGTAGATTTTTTTCAGACACCTTATCTATTAGAAATAAAATTCAAAGGCTACGATGAGTTGGGCAAGCCAGTGAATGAAATTGTTTATCCAAAGTATATTCCCGTAAAACTTATCGAGTTTAAATTTGATGTAGAATCAACAGGCGCTGTTTATAAAATTAAAGCATGTCCATTTCATCAGGACTTACTAAAGAGCATTGAGCAAAGTATTCCTATTAATATTCAGTGTAAAGCAAAGACAGTGGAGGATATTTTCGCTAAAGCTCAGGCTGAAGAGGAATATGCTGATCCAGACGCAACTGATGCTGACGTGTATTATGGTGACCCGGGAAGTTTGGCCTCTGCTATTAATAATTTTTATAAAGATGCTACAAAGCCAAAAAAGATATTAGAAAATGCAAGTGAGAACGATAAGAAGGAAACACCAGCTACAGACGAATTAGCAGATCAAATTAGCTTTTACATAGAACCTTCATTGGCAAAAGCTAAACTTGTACAGAAGAACTTTGATGCTATGAATACGCCCAATGATGATCCTAATAGGCTTTTTAAAAATTATGGCGCAGCAGTAAAAGGCAGTGTTAATCTAGATAGTAGTACTGGAACATTTAAAATTAACAGCGGTACTGGTATAGTAAATTTGATCAACTATATAATTGTGGGTAGTGATTATATTGAACAAAATATTATTGAAGAAAATCAAATTATTACTGAGGTTGACGAATTTAGCGGCGAAAGATTTGTTGTTAAGGAAAATGAACCATCAACAAATGAAGCAATACGCTGGTTTAAAATTAAACCTAAATTAACAGACACTATTGGCTGGGATAAAAAACGCGGAAAATATAAATTTAAGGTTAGGTATGATATTGTTCCCAGTTTACAATATTATAGTGATTTTGCTTGGAGTAAAAAAGCAAAACCCAAAGGACTAGGCGTTCATAAAGTTTATGATTATATTTTTACAGGACTAAACACTGATGTAATTGATTTTAAACTTACCATGGATAATGCATATTACCAGACTGTTGCATTAACCAGTGGAAATCCGAGACCAGATAAAACACCAAATAGTTCTTTAGGAAATCCTCAAACTAAAGTAGTAACACAAAGTCCATCAGGACAGTCTATTAAAGATGATGGAACAATAAAAAATAAAAGAGCAAAAGATTTGTTTAGTACTTTAATGAACGATGGTAGTGATTTAATTAACTTAAATCTATCTATTCGCGGAGATCCTGCATTTTTGCCTACCGGTGACAGTTTTTGGCAAGACAAAGAATTGAATAGACAGCGATATGTAGAACCATACTTGCCAGATGGTACTATTGACTATGACCTCACACCACCATACATACAGATTAACTTGAAGACTCCTACTGAATATGACGATCAGAGCGGACTGCTTATTCCCAACAAAGGAAAATATCGTAGTAGTGAGTTTAATGGAATTTATCAGGTTACTGAAATAACAAGTACTTTTAGTATGGGTGTATTCCAACAAAAGTTGAATGGATTTAGAACACACTTGCAGCCTGATAAACTTGGAGATTTAAGCAGAGATGGTGTTGACCAAGCAGAACCAAAGGCTAGTACTGAACCAACTAGGACTATATCAACATCAGCTACAACCGCGCCTAAATTACCCAATAAAAATGGTAGCGTAAATACATTTGCTTCTGGCGTTGCTAATCAAGTTGCCGGCGGCAATACCCTAGGCGAGTTTGCCACCGGTAAAGAAATATTAACTTTTTCTAAAACTACTGCAAATTCTGTGGCTGGCGGTAACACACAGACTGGAGAATTTGGTACATTGCCTAATAGAACAATAAATCCAACTCAGGCACTGATATCAGAAGTTCCGCCACCGCCACCGCCCAGTTTTAGTGGTTTAGTAGTTGAAGATGATGCAGCAGCATAAGGAATAATTAATGCCAAGAGCCAGTAGAAATATTCAGAGTAGAGGTGGTGATAAAGATTTTGATACCTCACAAGCAAGAGGCGTCAGAGAAGAACGTAGTATTGTTGTAGGTATTGTTAAAGTTAACAGTCATCCCACACGCATGGGTGTTATTAGTGTGTTTGTGCCAACATTCCAACAAACAGGTGAAGTAGTAGGCGGAATGGCTAGCGGATCACGAACAGCGAGTTTGGAAGATCAACCAACACAGTGGCGTCAGGTTAGATGGTGTAGTCCGTTTTACAGTAGAACAGAAGCGTTAGATCCTAATGTAACTAATATAAGTGTAAAAAATACCGGCGGCTTTGTTTATCCAGCGCCTGATATAGGAACAAAAGTTTTATGCTTCTTCCCTGAAGGTAGAAACTCTGAAGGCTACTGGTTTGCTTGCGCGCCAGACTTGTACATGATGCAAAGTTTGCCAGCAGCAAGTATGACAGACAATTTCTCGAAAGATGCATCTACACAATCACTGGTAAGACATTCCAAAGCGCCGGCTCTTGAGTTTAATGATAAAGCAAATGACACTGGCACACTCAAGAATTTTCTAACGCCAAAACGTGCGTTAGACGTTACTGAAGCAGGGCATCTGAAAGTAGTAGGTCTAGATAAAGATGAAATTCGTGGTCTAACTACCAGTAGTTTAATGCGTGAAACTCCAAGCGAAGTTATTGGGATTACCAGCAAGGGCCGCAAGCTTGATAAAAACGGCACTGATATTAAAAACAGAAAAGACATTCTCAACAAGCTAAAAGATGGCGGTGAGCTTACTGGCGAGCAACAAGATGTATTGATGAAACCTGTTAGTAGAGCAAAAGGCCATAGTATTGTAATGGACGATGGCGACATCGAAGGTAACAACAATCTTGTTCGTATCCGTACAGCTAAAGGACATCAATTACTACTACACGATACAGAGGATGTTATCTACATTAGTAATGCTGCTGGCACTGCTTGGATACAGATGGACAAGCAAGGGCAATTGGATCTGTATAGCCAAACAAACGTGAACGTTCGCAGTGCCAATATAAACTTCCATGCTGACCAGCAAATAAAATTCCATGCTGGGCAAACTATTCAGATGGTTAGTATGAATAATATGCATCTTGAGGGCCAGCAAATGACTAACCTTTATAGTGATGGTGCTATGTATGTGTTTGGTGGCAAAGTTGCAAATTTAAAGAGCGGCGGCTCTGCTAATCTAGATGGCAGTTCAGGAGTGAATGTTAAAGCAGGCGGTACAATTAGTATAGCAGGTTCTTGTACAGCAATCCAAAGCGGCGCCGCCGGAGCAGGTAAACAACAGGCAGCACAGATAAAAACCCTAAAAGATACTGAAACTGACGGACAAGGCTTCTATAATGCTGTTAAAGATCTAAAGACAAGCGTGGATAGAGCTCCTACCCACGAGCCTTATGACAAACATTTGGTTACAACACAACCAACAATATATCAAGCAGTTGATCAGACCTTTGAAGACGATGATGAAGATTGGCCAGTTTTGCTTAATCCGCCAGGAAAAGCAGGATTGGTTGCTGCTGATGCATTGCCCAACAGTCAAAAACTAGATCCAGTTAACTTTGTCAAACAACTCAATACGGGTCTTAGCGTTGGTGCCTTGGATGCTACTCAGACCAGGGCAATGTCTGCTATGATGGCACAAGAATTTGGTAGTGATGGCGAGTATGATTACATTAATGAGGAAACAGGTGCTTTTGGAAAGTATGGATTTACTGTAGCAGACATGATTGATAATGGATATGTTAACGCTGAAACCCAATTCAATGGCGAGCTCGACAACCCTAGAGTCTGGACAGGCAAAGATGGTTTTGATGACATGGAAGGTTTCATGGAAAATGACTTTGCACAAGAACAACTGTTTCAAAACAAGATGATTAATATATACAGCGATCTAAAAATGTCAGGGGGTATTCAACGAGACGATGATGCGGAAACTACAGCATCAATGATGTATATGGGTATGACATCAGACCCAGCCACAGCGGTCAAGTTTAGAACTGGAGCCCTTATTGAACCAAAACCTCTCAAAGGCACAACACAGATTGTTAGTGAACAAGATCAAAGAGCTCAGTTAACTAAAGATAGCCAGGCAGCTAAAAGTGCAGTAGCATTTACTAGATCGGGAACTTATAAAAATATTACTGCTGGAAAAACAGTAGCTAGGCCATCCGTTCTTAGAACACCTACTATAGATTTATAAGGTGTAAATACGATATGGCGCAATATATTGGATATACAACTATAAGCAATGAGTTTGGACCAACAAGATTGACTGATGTTGAATTAGTCAAACGTGACTTGTTAAATCATTTTGCTATACGTAAAGGTGAAAAGCTATTAAACCCTGAATTCGGTAGCAGTATTGTAGATCTTGTTATGGAACCTCTTACACCCGAAGTTAAAAATCTAATATTAGATGAAGTAAATGCTGTAATTAATAATGATCCTAGAGTTAGCCCTCAAAATATTTTAGTTGATGAATTTGAAAACGGCATTATGGTCGAAATGAGCTTATTGTTCATATCAGCAAACCTTGCTGAACGCTTAAGAATAGCATTTAATAGGCAAGACGGAACAGTTCTAGAAACTGAATAATACTAGCTTTATAAAACTACCAGTTTATAACCTAAATAAATAACTGAAACAAGGGTTATATAATGGCTAATACTATTCGCGAATCCAATCTATTTGCTGCTGAAAACTGGACAAAGGTATACGAAACCTTTAGAGACATAGACTTCCAGAGCTATGATTTCCAGACAATTCGCAGAAGTATGATTGAATACCTTCAGACTTTCTATCCTGAAGATTTTAACGATTTTATTGAAAGTAGTGAGTATGTTGCTCTCATTGACCTTATAGCATATCTTGGTCAGAGTTTAAGTTTCCGAACTGATTTAAATGCTAGAGAAAATTTCCTTGAGACAGCAGAGCGTAGAGACAGTATTCTCCGCCTCGCTAAGATGCTTAACTATCATCCCAAACGCAACCAGATTGCTCGTGGATTACTTAAAGTTACTAGCGTATCTACTACTGAACCAGTGTTTGATAGTAACGGAAATAACCTACAAGATACAGAGATTTTTTGGGGTGACGTAAACAATCCAGACTTCCTAGAACAGTTTACAACAATTGTTAATGCGGCGCTAGTTAGCGAGCAGCGTTATGGTAACCCTGCACTAAGAACAGTCATCGGCGGGACTACAACTGAAGAATATAATGTTAACATCACACCAAATACGGTCCCTGTTTATCAGTTCAGTTCCTCGGTTGGTGGCAGAGATTTTAGTTTTGAGATAGTAACCGGAACATACAGTGGTAGAAGCTACTTGTATGAACGAGCACCCCAACCCAGCTCTACAACGAGTTTGATCTACAGACGCGACGGTTTAGGATACAATAGTGTTAATAATGGATTCTTTGTATACTTCAAACAAGGATCATTACAAACGGTTGATTTTGCAATCAGTGAAAAACTACCCAATCGCGTAGTACAAGTAGATGTAGCAAACATTGATAACAATGATGTGTGGCTCTACAAGTTAGACACAAATGGTAGAGAAACCGAACAGTGGACCAAGCTGCCTGCAATTAGCGGCACTAATGTCATTTACAATAGTTTGAGCAAGGAAGTAAAAACACTCTTTAGTGTTAATGGCAGAGAAAATGACCAGATTGAGCTAGTTTTTGGTGATGATATTTTTGCTGATAGTCCAGTGGGTGATTACAGAGTTTATTTCCGTACTGGCGTTGGCTTAACTTACAAAATCGCACCTGCAGATATGCAGGACATTGAAATTGCAGTGCCTTATGTTAGTCATACAAGACAGCTGGAAACTATTACACTTAGACTGAGTCTTCAGCAGACAGTAAGCAATGGCACTGCTAGGCAGAGTCTTGCAGAAATTAAAGTAAAAGCACCACAGCAATACTATACACAGGATCGTATGGTAACCGGTGAAGATTATCAGATTTTCCCATTTACAACTTATAATAACATTGTTAAGTCCAAGGCTGTCAACAGAACAGTTAGCGGTATTAGCCGTTACCTGGATGTTAGAGACACAACCGGAAAATATAGCAGTACTAACATTGTAGCTGAAGATGGTGTTCTATATAGAGAAGAGCCCATTAAAACATTTAATTTTACATTTACAACTACTAGTGATATTGCAAACGTTATTAGCAGACAGATTGAACCAGTAAATCAAAATAATGAAAGCCTTCACTTTTATTATAAAAATTACAGCAGTATAGATGTTTCTGATCTATCAGTAACCTGGAATAGAACTATACAGGGTACAGGAAGTTGTAATGGATATTTCAAAAATATTTCTAATGCTCCACAAACTATTGGTACTTACACTAGCAGTAATATGAAATATGTTAAGATTGGCAGTTTAATTAAATTTCTACCGCCAGCTGGTTATGTATTTGGTAACAACAACGCTCTTGTATTAAGCAGTTTGGGATTACAAAACACAAAAAACTATTTGTGGGCAAGCGTAACACAGGTTGTTACTGACGGTACCAACCAGGGTGAAGGCGATTTAGATGATGGTACTGGCCCAGTTACTCTCAGCGAAGTTATACCCTCAGGCGCAATATTAGACAGAGTAATAGCACCCTGGAATAATGTATTTTTGAGCGATTTTAGATCTAGTTTAATTACTGCTATTACTCAGTACAAAACATTTGGTATCAGATACGATAGAGATACGCAGCAATGGGTGTTAATTACTGCTTTAGATCTAGATCAGAGAAATACTTTTAGTCTTGATAATGCTGGTGATACTTCTAGTTCAGGACGGGACAACAGTTGGTTCTGGAAATTTACAAATGATGGTGCTACCTATACAGTTAGCTATAGAAGTACAGCTTACTACTTTGAAAGTGTCCTGGAAACAAGATTTTATTTTGATCCTGATCTAACTATTTTTGACCCAGTAACTGGCAAAACAGTTCAGGATAGAATTAACATTCTCAAAAGCAATACGTTACCAGATAGCAGCAGCAATCTAGGAATAAATTATGTACTTAATGTAGACGATAGTGTAGTTGAGACAGATGGTTATACTCTTACAGAAAAAGTTAAAGTTACTTTCCCAGACACTGATAAAGATGGTGTAGTAGACGATCCTGAAGTTTTTGACATAATTGTTGCTCCTACAGTAAACAGTGCTACAAAAGTTGTTTTTTATAAAAGCTATTTGGATAACAGTGGGTTTATTAGATATCAACCAATTGTAGACGGAAGCATTGATACAAACTATTCTACTGTAGCAGAACTACGTACAAGTCTTGCTGCTTATGAAAGTGGGCAACTTTTTTATACTAGTAGCTCTAAACAGTTTTGGGTATTGTCAATCAATACCAGTGGCACAAAAATAGTTACAGAAACTACAGACTATACAACGGAAATAGGTAGAAGTAATCTGTTGTTCCAGTATACCCACAATGCTCCAAATAACAGACGTATTGATCCAAGCCCAAGTAATATTATAGACCTATTCCTGCTAACAACACAGTATGATACTGATTTCCGTAACTGGATAACTGACGTTAGTGGTAAAGTATCTAAACCTGCAAGACCCAGTACTACAGAATTACGTGATAGTTTTGGCAGTTTGGAAAGTTATAAGAGTGTAAGTGATGCTATTATTTTCCATAGCGTAAACTATAGACCACTGTTTGGTGACAAGGCAGATGCTAATTTACAAGCAACATTTAAGATTGTTAAAAACACAAGCACCCTAGTCACAGACAATGAGATTAAAGCTAGAGTAGTAAATGCTATTAATGAATACTTTAACATTGCTAACTGGGATTTTGGTGATACATTCTACTTTAGCGAACTAGACAGTTACCTACATACAGTTTTAGCACCGGATATTCTTAGCGTGATCATTGTTCCCAAGAGCGGATCAAGTTCATTTGGTAGTTTATACCAAATACAAAGTCAGCGAGATGAAATCTTTATTAGCAGTGCAACTGTTAATGATATTGAGATCATTGATGTTATTACAGCAACAACACTTAGAGCCAGTGGCACTGTTGTCAATCAAACAACAAATACGCTGGTCACAGAAAGCGTTAGTGCGTCGGCAACCGGTTCTTCAACTACAGTAAATACAGTAACAAATAGTATTACACGTGGTACTACTACATTATCGGGATATGATTACTAATGGCATTACGTAAGAGTGTTGGTTTATTACCCGAAGTTTTTAGAACAAGTGCTAATAACAAGTTCTTAAATGCTAGCGTTGATCAGCTTATCAGCGAAAAAGATGACGTTAGAATTAATAATTTTATTGGTAGAAGATTTTCTCCAAACTTCCAAATTAAAGACAGTTATGTTCGTGAAATTAATAAGTTACGACAAAACTATCAGCTGGAACCAGCAGTTACCTATACAAATTTATCAGGCAATGTAGAAACTGTCAGTACGTTTGTAGACTTTTTAAACAGTGTAAAGTATAATAATGGTCAGACTGACAATATAGACAAGCTATTCAATCAAGAATTTTACAACTGGAGTAGCTTCGTTGATCTAGACAAGCTTATTAATTATGGTGAATATTTTTGGTTGCCCAATGGACCAGACAGTGTAAATGTGTTTGGATCTCAGGTTGATACCTCAGAAGATTATGTTGTATATCGTGAAGGTACAACTTATAGACAGGTCGGATTTGAAGAAGTTGGGTTTGATAGTGACGAATATGGCTGGGATCAGGAAACTGTTGAGATAGTTACTGGTAACCCAGTATATAGATTTAACCAAAGTACTGCTCAAAGCAATGAGACGATATATTTGGCTAGAGGTGGAAATTATACTTTTACACTCAACCAGCCTGGTATTCCTTTCTGGATTCAAACAGAGGTAGGATTAACTGGTATTAGTGCTGCACAGCAAAATTTAAGCACAAGAGAAGTTTTGGGTGTCAGCAACAATGGTGAAGATGTGGGCACAATTACGTTTAATGTTCCCCAGGCTGACGACCAGACATTCTACACTGAAATGTCACTGGCCGCTAACGTTGATCTTTGTTCAACACTATCTTACAATCAAGTACACAATCAGGTACTGAGTGCCTTCCTGGATAATTATCCTGGTATTGATAATTTCACAGAATTAGATGGTAAAACTCTAGTATTTTTAAACGACAGTGAAAATGAAAATCTCTGGGACGCTGGTTCTCCTTTTGATGGTTACGGATATGATGCAGATAACACAAGTTTTGATACCACAACACGAATTCCGTTAAGTGAAAGATATGATGTATATACTATCACAATAACAGATATTGGCGGTACGCCTACGATTACTCTGCTAAGAACACTTGCTATCCCTCAGGGACAAAAGGTAAGAATTAAGCAGGGAAAAATTTACGGCAATCGTGAGCTTTGGAAAAATACTGATCAAAAATTAGAACTTATTCCGCCGATTAGCAGTTTAACAAATGAGTTATACTACCAGGATGGACTAGATGCTAATAGATTTGGTAGAATCATTCTAGTAGATATTGGTGCCAGTGTTCAGATTAATGTAGACAATGATATTATTGGAAAACAGCAATATATAAGTCCTAATGGTGTAACTTTCACTAACGGTCTTAAAATAGAATTTGATACTAGTTGTACACCAGCTGAATATCAGAACAATACGTACTATGTAGAAGGTGTCGGCCAGCCCGGGGGCATTTCACTAATTGCTACAACCAGTCTACTTACACCAGAATCATATACAAATAACCTAGGCGAAGGTTATGATACTAAACTTTTTGATGCCCAGCCCTATGATGGAGCAACTAATAGTCCTACTGATCAAGATTATATTGTCAGTAACCGCAGTTCAATTGACAATAACGCATGGGCCAGGGGTAATAGATGGTTCCACAGGCAGGTAATTGAAGCTACAGCAGGTTATAATAATTTTATCACTGACATAGATGACGCAGCTCGAGCAAAGCGACCAATTATAGAATTTATACCTAATTTGCATCTCTATAATATGGGAATTACTAGTAAGGCGCCAGTTAGTATTATTGATACTGAACAAGACGATGCACTTAGCAATGTAAATGGAACTACTGGATACTTTGCTGACGGCATTGCTCTTACACCTGACATGACAGTTATTTTTGCTAGTGATACAGATCCACATGTAAGAAATAAAGTTTATCGTGTAGATTTTATTGATGAGGACAGCAACGTTAACACTGCTAAAATTATCAATCTAGTACAAATTGACACAGTGCCTGAAAATACAAATGTGCTTAGTTCCTTAGGAGCAAGCAATCAGGGTGTTGTTTACTATTACAAAAATAGTGCATGGGGACTAGCTCAACAAAAAACTAAGTTAAATCAAGAACCATTGTTTGATGTGTTTGATGGTGCTCATAATAGTTTTAGCACTGTAACCTCATATCCTAGCACTAACTTTGCTGGCACTAAACTCTTTAGCTATAAGAGAAATCTTAATGGTGTAAATGATAGTATTCTTAATTTTGGCCTTAGCTATAAAAACTTTAACAACGTAGGTGATATTGTATTTGACAATAATTTTATTTCAGATTCGTTTGCTTATACAAAAACAGGAACTGGTCAAGTAAATGTTATTGTTAAAAGCGGCCATGTACATCAGTATGACAGAACAGGCACAGTAAAGACACTGCTGAATGGATGGACGAAAATTGCCAGTGAAAGTAGACAGTTCCAGATTGTTGAATATACTGTAACCGATGAATTATATAGTTTTGAGATTGGCAGCGAGCCAGAAGATAGATCAGACGAAAGTTTGTTAGTTTACGTGAATGGCACTTTCCAGTACAAGCAGAAATATAGTGTTGTAGAAACAAACAACAGATGGTATATTACATTTAATTCTGCTCTTGCACCAAATGATAATATTACTATTAAGGTTTATAGCACTTATAAAAACCTATTAGGTTATTATGAAGTTCCTAAAAACTTAGAAAACAATGCAAATAATGGTGACTTTGAAAACCTTACACTGGGACAAATTAGAAACCATCTAGTAGAGTCTACTAGGACAATTAAAGAATTTACAGGAGTTGCCCTGGGTAGCAATAACACACGAGATTTGCCAGTAAAACAATATCCTGGCAAGATTCTACAGCACAGTGCGGGATCTATTTTACCATTATATCTCTTTACAAATACTGATGCTAGTATAGTTAATGCTTTAAGATTTAGTATGGAGGAATACTCAAGATTTAAAAACAAGTTTATTGATAACATGAATAAACTTGATTTAGATCTTAGAAATATTCGTGGATGTGTTGATCAGATACTTGAGTTTATGGTAGGTAGTAAAAACGAAGAATTTGCGTTTTATTATAGTGACATGCTTCCCTGGGGCAGTCAAAAAACAACTGTGTATTATACTATTGACGACGCTACAGAAAGAACATTTGAATTTAACAACCAGTTCGATTTAACTTCAATAAGCACTCGTGGATTACTTGTTTATAGAGTAAGAGGACAAAGTGTACTACTGTTAACTGAAGGCGTGGACTATTCTTTTGATACAGATGAACCAAAAGTTACTTTTACTAACAATGTAGTATTACAAGTTGGTGATGTTATTGAGATGGTAGAGTACACCAACACAGACGGTAGTTTCGTACCACCAACGCCAACAAAACTAGGACTATGGCCAAAATATACTCCTAGAGTTTACGCTGATAATACCTACAGTACTACACTTAATATCATACAAGGACATGACGGTAGTAAATGGGCCGCCTATAACGATTTAAGAGATGATATTATTCTAGAACTAGAAAAGCGTATCTATAATAATATTAAAACTCAGTATAGAAAAGATCTATTTGATTTTAGCGATCTACTGCCCGGTTACTTTAGATCCACACTGGCTGATAGAAACGAACAGTTAAGTATTATTCGTGGGTTGTTTGGATCCTGGGCACAAAAAAACCGCTTGGATAGTTACAAAAATAGTACCTTTACAGAAGAAAATAAATTTAGCTGGAACTATAAAAACAGTGTTGAAAAATTAACTAATACAAAATTGCCTGGCAGCTGGCGTGCTATCTATCGCTGGCTTTATGATACTGATACGCCACATCTAACACCCTGGGAGATGTTAGGTCAAACACAAAAACCTACCTGGTGGGATGATAGGTATGGCGAGGCTCCTTATACTGCTGGTAATACAGTACTCTGGGAAGATCTAGAAGCAGGTAAATTGTACAATGGTATAATCAATGAAG